TTGTTGCTGTCGATCCATACCGTGAGATCACTTATGTACGGTTTTAACTGGTGCTCCTGACCGGTCGCACCGAGGTTGATGCTCTCTTTTACAGAGCCATACTGCAGCGTGCAGTTTCCATTAAAGTTACTGTAGATGTTCGCTACATACTTATTCAGCTTCTTATCCAGATGCAGGTTCCCGGTTGCTACCTGGTTCCCAGATCCGGATGTAAGTGTAAGCTCACAGCCTTCATATCTGGTATCAGCACTCTGGATAAAGCAGTAAAGCGAATAGGCACTGTTCTGCCCCTTGATCTGCTCTACAGAGGACTGCAGGGCAACCATCTGTTTCTCCATGTAATTGATCTTGGCATTTGTGCTTGCACCTTCAAATGAATCCGCAACGGTATCTTCTCTTATACCAAGAATTCTCTGGATCACAGACGGCATGTTGTCAGTGACACTTCCAGATACCGGAACCTGTCCCCAGATCAGAGTGAATACGACAAGTAATGTAACTGTCCTTATCCATCCGTTATGATCGTGTATTAAGTTTTTAGGTTTGTGTTTGGGATTACCGTGTTCTGTCCCTTGCTTTGGAGGATCTGATTTTACCCCCCCCCGAAAATTTTCGAAACTTTTGTAAATAAATGTTTCATTTCCGGCTCCTTTCTTTTTAATGCGTATGTTATGGAATTTATAAAACAAATTCCGGGCTTCTCCGTTGTTGAATTGTAATTTTTAAATTAACATCTATTAACTTGTTAACATCTGTTAATAACTCAAAAGTATCTGTTTCCATATCTTACAGTTTTTGTGATCCTGCTTTCCCAATACTGTGCTTAGTTAGCAGGACCACGGTGTTTATATGGTTTGTATGGATTGGTGTAAAAAATATTTTTACAATAGTTACTTTCCGATCTTCCCGGACTGACCTCCACAGTAAAGCCAGATGTCTTTTTTAAAAATGCGCCTGCTTTAAATTTTTTCTCCTATGGTAAAAAGACTGATCCAGGATTCCACTGCTTCTTTTTTCTCGCGGTGGATTGTGTAAGGTTACACACCTGTAATCATACACTGGCAGTCCTGTACTCCCTTTTCTTCCGATAATACTCTGATGTTCAAATGTCCTTATTTCCTCACGGAACCCCATATAACTGCAGACGTCATTTTCAGGAGAAATTTATGTTATATCCGGCAGAACCTGATTTTCATGTTGTCGCTCTGCTGGATTATAACCGTATGTTGGATATACAGCATCTTATGCCCGGTGTTCCCTTACCACTGCCTGTTGCTTACTGTTCTGACTCAACATGGATGGAATCAATTGTAATATTCCCAGCCAGTGCAGCTGCCTTGTAATCCGCATCTACATAGATGTACAGATATCCACTGCCCTGTTCATAGCTGCAGACTATATCCGGGGTCGATGCACCATATTGTATGGTGATGTTGCTTGTCGGCTTGATATTGGTCAGCCCCACAAGGTTTCCATCAATTTTCCACCGGATGCCGCCGGCATGTGTTCCACCGGTTACATTCTCGTACCGCACCGTTTTATCTGCATTTGATCCCGTACTGTTCATAAGCACAATATTGTCTGCCCACTGGTCTGTATCATCAACCTTCTTGGATACCTCTGTGATTTTCTGCCACAGTGTAGCAATTTTTGCAAAAATGGTATCGCCTTTTACATCAGCCGCGTCTGAGGAATCCCCCATTGTCTTTTTAATGGCATTATCCGCATTCTGACGGGCAGTGGTTTCATTTTTTATGGATTTTGTTACATCGGAAAGGTTTGTGGTAAGCCCAGCCACCCCGTTTTTAAGCGTTGTGATGTCTGTTCCATCCCGTTTCAACTGATCATCCAGTGTTTTGATCGTGGCTTTTACGTCTGCAATTTTTTTCTGCGTGTCAGCGTCAAGACTGCTGATATCTCCGGATAACGTCTGGTTCAGCTGGTCAAGGGCAGCCTGCAGATCTGTTTTTGCCTGTGCAAGAGCCTGTTTATTCTCCGCACTGGCGTCATCCGTATATTTTTTCTGTGCCGCCTCAACCTCGGACATCTTATCATTTACATTCTTGATCTGGTCATTGATACTGTCACCAAGTTCTTTCTTTGTCTGGTCAATCTGGTCTTTCCTGTCCTGTATCTCCTTATCAATGGCCTTCTGCAGTGCATCAGTAAGGGAAGTTGTGCTCCCGGACAGCTGGGTGATCTTCTCGTCGAGCGAACTGTCACCGGCATTAAGTGCATCCAGTGCATCTGCGATCTGCTGGTTGATATCTGCAACTTTCTTCTGCGTTGCATTATCCAGCCCATCCACAGTGTCAGACAGGGAATCAAGGTTGCCTTTATATGCATTAAGGGAATCCTGCAGGGCCTGTTTTGCATCCTCGAGCGCAGTCCGGTTCGACTCTGACTGATCATCGGCATATGCCTGGCTTGCTTTCTTGTAGGCATCCAGCTTCTCCTGTACATCCGACATGTTATCAGCGATTGATCCCTTGATATCCGTGATGGCAGATTCCCTCTTCTGGCTCTCTGCATTCAGTGCTTCCTGCAGTGTTGTGATGTTATCTCCATTTGCATCAATCGTCTGTGAAAGGGATGCACACTCATCGGAAAGGCTTTTAAAGTTCTCCTCGATAATGTTTTCAATCTGTGTCACAGCATAGCTGAGCTGGTTGATTGCTTTCGTATACTCCTTCTCATTTCCGGAAAGGACACCGACGAACTGTGCTATCGTCATATCAGAAGTATCAACAACTTCCGCTTTATCAATGGAACCTTTCTTTGCGGTGATCCGGCGCAGGAAAGCATTTTTTACGTTGATCTTCCCACCAAGGTCGTCCGCGTTCTGATTGATCTGTTTGATCTGTTCATTGATATTTGTCACTGACTGCTGTACAGTTGCCATCTTGTTATCAAGGTTTGAGCTTGATTCCTTCTGTGAATCCTTGATCTGGCTGCTTAAAGAAGTAATCTGTGACTGCATACTGTTAATATTGGAAGTTATGGAATTCACAGAATCCTTAACACCCTTGATATCACTTACCACTGATTCTGCCGCTTTCTTGGCAGAGCTGCTTTCTATCTCACTAATCTCAGCAGATGTAAAATAGTCGGTTCCCTTTACCGGTGTCTTTACATTTTTCTCTACCTGCTTAATAATGTCATTCTGGATTTTTGTAAGTTCCTTCTCTTTCACCACGGTATCCGTATTCTTTAGTACATCTTTTACCGTTTTGGTGACGTTGAGCTGCTTTGTGATCTGCTCAATCGTCTGCGGGGAAAGTGTTACATCATTTCCTTTGATGTATTTTGTTATGGTATTCTGCAGGCTGCTCTGGATATTCTTCTCAACCGTGCTCTGGATGGCAGCCACATCATCATCGGATATTTGGGAAACATCTGTATTCCCAACTGCACCCTTCACAGCCGATTTGATCATTCCCCTGACCTCAGAACGCTGTCCTTTGGAAAGCGAGTCCATACTGTAAGATCCTTCTGCTGCAACAGCCTTTTCCACAGTCTGCTTCACATTTTGGGTAACCTGCTTGACAAGTTCCTTTTTCGTTGCCTCCGGCAAACTGTCCTTGATATTTTCGCTGACCGCACGCTCTACCATTGCAGTAGAAACGTAATCGCCTATTTTTTCAGATAATACCTTTTCTGCAATCTGCCCGGTCACATCATCATCCATCTGATCGGTAACCTGATCAGACACCTTGTCGACGAATGCTTCTGCAAGAACGGCTTTCTGTCCCGTATTCTGCCCGATTATAAAAGTCACCAGTATTACCACGGCAAGGGACAAGGTAATGCATCCACCAATCAGGATATTTTTTGTTTTCCTTTTCATTTCCCGTTTTCCTCCTATTTATTTACATCCAATCTGTTATCACCGGTTTCATAGGATATGGATACGCCTTCCTGTGCATTGTATATAAATACGCTGAAGCAAATACCTTTTCCATTATCCTCCACGGATTCTGCTTCCATCATAACTCCATATGTAAGCAGATCTTCTTCATCATATAAAGGAGTGACTTTGTAAAGAACATGGTTTCCTGTTCGTTCAATATATTGAACGGTTTTTGTTTCAAATGTAAGCATCCCATCTCCTATTTTTAGAGCATCATTACCAGAATTAAGCTGCCTTGTTCCAGTAATCAAATTTTGGGGATTTGCGTTTTCCCCTGACAGGCAATATGCGATCAGGTGGCACCGGTTATATAAATAGTTTCCCTCTACCACTCCCGCATATTTGTTCTGTATCCAGCCAGATGGCTTTACCATCCCAATTTCACCACGCTCATCCTCTGGCAAAGACTCTTTTCCAATACATGCATATGCCGTGCCGGTTCTTCCAAGTTTATCAAGTTTACTAAACCTTTTAAAAGCGCCTTTTGATGCATCTGAAAGATCTAAATCCGGAATATTCTTATTTAAGATACAATAGGATTCCCCAGAATATGCTGGAATTTCATCTATGATCACATTCCCTTTTGTGTCTTTAAGGGAATGTACATATGCATCCTTCTTTTTTGAGGTTGCATCGGTGGAAGCCTTTCCTGTCCCATTGGCAACTTTATCTACCACATCTTTTATCGTTTCCTTAATCGATGCGTGATTTTTTTGGCCACCGGTATTACTGTATTCAAAGGCTTTTTCCTTTAAAGAATCCGTCTGGTTTTCTACAGATTTCTTTATGTGGACGGCAACCTTTTCTATGCTGTCCGTTATTCCAATATCCTCATCCTGACCCTTGGAAATAGTAACATCCTGCGGACCGGAAGATACCCATGGATAATCAATATCAGCATCGCCATATTGGGATATTGCGGCCATAATAACCAGTATTGCAAGGAATACGGCCGTCAGACGAACTTTTCTTTTCCTAAAAAAGCTAAAAATATTCCTGCTCCTTTCTGTATACAGACTGCCGCAGCCTTCTGGCTGATAACATGTACTCACTCCTTTCCCGGCATCGCGCCATCTTAGTCATAAATATAGTTAAAATGTCAAGCACGAAAAGAGCAGTTCGAAAATAAAAGGGGCTGTAAAATAAGTCCCTAATATAAGAAACGCCAATTCCGGCAAATGTCGGTTTTGGCGTTTCTTTGTATTA